CACCAACGTTTGTTCCACCGCCACCACCACCACCGGCACCATTTGAACCTGGATTACCAGCCGCACCATTATCAGTTGTACTTGATGCGCCGCCTGTTCCGCCGCTAGCAGACGAATAACTTAAACCACCATCACCACCAGAACTTGGGGTAGTACCAGCGGATGCGGCCCCGACACCACCAACGCCGCCACCGCCGCCACCGCCAGAACCAGTGGCGTTCCCACTTGCGCCGCTCGCTCTACCAACACCTAAACTGCTACCGGCAGAACCACCACCAGAACCGCCATTTCTGCTAGTATTGGCTGTAGCTGTTCCGGCACCACCGCCATAAGTCGTAGTACCAATAGCACCAGTAGTAGAGGCACCATTAGCATTCGTACCAGCAGCCTTGCCGCCATCACCACCATTAGCTAAAGCTCCATTTGTCGAGCTAGCTGGCGCTGAATTTGCAGCCTTATTAAACCAAGTTTGTCCTCCTGCCGTTCCGTTTGTGCCATCAGCAGCACCGCCTGTTCCAGAAGAACCAATAGAATAGTAGGCAGTAGAAACACCAGAAAAACTAATTGAAGATTGCGACCATCCTCCGCCACCGCCTCCAGAAGCGCCACGGCTACCAACTTGTGGTCTACCACCACCTCCGCCACCACCGATTGCAATAACGGTAGCATTGATCGACGTATCCATATCAGCTGGGACAGTCCAAGTTGTACCAGATGTTAAAACTACTGTTTTCGTACCCATCAGATTACATCCTCAGCTGGGGGATTCTGGTCAATGAAATTCTGACCATCCCAAAGCCACCCTATATCGCACATCACGCCTTCTTGTACGTTAACAAGAAACGTCCCATCAGGAGCGAGATCAGTTGCCGCGTCAGCAACAATTTTATTAACCACAATGTTAGTGGCTAAATCTATGACCGCGGCAGTCATCGGGTATGACATACATCAATCTCCAATTACGAAACCGCAACACACCGCCATTTGCTCGTAGCAGCGTTCCAACAAAAGCCTACATCAAGACGGTTTGTCGTTACAGTAGTTGTCGGCAGCGTTGCCGTGGATGACTCAAATGAAGCGCCCCACGTAATTGCTCTTGCGGCTGTGCCAACAATGTAAATCCACAACTTCTGGCCGTCTGTCGGAGTGCCAGAAAGGTTAGTGGTGAATGATGTGATGTCTACTGCTTGCGCTGTCAGACCATACATATCCACGTTATCTGTGTTGATCGTAGGCGTTGCGCTTGAAGTCGTTGTTGAGACGCGAGGAGTAATACGCTTGTTCGTCAGCGTCTGCGTATCGGTTGTTCCAACAACTGAACCTGATCCGGCATAGAAACCGATATTGCTCCATGCAGATCCAGTGTACCCTTCAAATACTGTATTATCTGTATTGAAACGGATCATCCCAGCGGCAGGTGTTCCTGGGCGATTTGCTGTCGTACTCGCCGGAAGTTTAGCACTACCAGTACCAGACATCGTCAGGTTTCCAGACGCGCTCAATGTCGTAAAGCTACCAGCCGCAGCTGTAGTACCGCCGATTGCAGGTGGAGATGCGAGATATGTTGAAACGCCCGTGCCCGTCAGAGTGCCGCCAATCGTAATAGTTCCGCCGACACTGATCGTCTTACCAGATCCGACATTTAGCCCGACTGATGTGCCATTGCCTGCAGCGTTAAACAGCGCATCAACCGTATCAAGGTCGGTGTTAATCTTGCCGCCCCATGTGTCGCGAGACGCGCCTACCTCTGGTTTGGTCAGGTTTAGGTTAGTCGTAAATGTATCAGCCATCGGCCCTACTCCTAGTTAGCTGTCCAAGTCTCTGGAGAGACAGTCTGCGGAACCCATGTCGCTGACGGTATAGTTTCACCCGTCCATGACTCAGAGCTAACAGTTTGCGCTGACCAATTCTCTACCACATTTTCCTGCGTTTGCCACGTCTCTGGCACAACCACTTCCTTCTCCCAAAGGTATCTGCCATTCGCCACCATATTGGATTGGGTGGAAGCGGTTGCAGAAATGGATATAAGTCTTTGGAGCTCGGCAGTAGCCGTCGAAGTGGCAACGATAGTCTCTAAGCCGCGCCATATAACTGTAGCGCCTGCGCTTACAGCAGAGCTTGCACTTGCAGAGGCTGAGGCAAATTTTACGCGATTTGCGTTTGCCGTAGCATCACTCGTCGAAGCACCTGTGGCATCTGCGAGAATTGCGACATAGCCATTTGCGGTTGCGTTTGACTGTGCCGCCATAACAGCGGCAACTGTGCGTATTGCATACGCATTAGCCGCGGCATTGGTTGTAGCTACCGCAGAAGCTGTGGCGGTTTTTATTACGGCATCTGGCGTAGCAGTAGCGTAACTCGTTGCTTGGATGGCGCAAGAAGCTGCCTTGGCGTTACCGGCAGTCGCAGATGCAGAAGATGTAGCTACAGCCGTCAGAGATGCGCTTGTTACGCGGGTCGCAGTAGCAGTGGCATTACTCGTTGAAACAGCAGAGGCAACTGCTGCCTTTTTATGTGTAGCGTCAGCTGTGGCATTAGATGAAGCCGCGATAGTGCATGTGGCATCTACGACTAATGCTGTGCCGTAGACACCTAAGCCATAATCAAAACTGCCATAATCGCGGCCATTAGCCATCTATCAATCCAAGGTGATTGTCAGTGCGCCGGTGTTGAACCGAAGAACGTCGCCTGTATCGATTGTCTTGGATGTTGTGAGATCAGCAAATGCAATCATGTTACCTGATGTGGAAGCATCGAGAATTGCAGCAGCAACAATGGTACCCCATGAGCCGCCTGCTGTCGGGAACTCAACTGCCGCGCTATTTGAAGCTGTGGTAGGAGCTGTTCCGGTAACGCTGAAAGATGCACTCTGGCGCGCGTATGAAGTGCCGCTGCACTCAGTGCCGCCACCACTTTCACCCGGTGCAACCGTGTAAAGCGCAACATACCAAGAGGTCGGGCGAGTTGCAGATTGAGTTGTGAAAACCCAGTTCAGTACAAGATCTTCAGCGTAGTTCGTAAAGCCAGCCATTTGTTACTCCTTAACCGTAAGTTTTGCGTGTGCGTGCGACTAATGGACCGCCGCTGTGAAGTGCCTTGTCACTTTCCAATGCCAGTGAATCAAGCCGCGAATTATACATATTCGCAAACAATCCGACACGCTGATCGTCCAAAATATACGGCGAAGCATGTACGAGAGACCCATAAAGATATAGGTCAGGAGCTTTCGTAAGAAGCCAGTTTGTCGTGTTAGATACGCTAAGAGCAGGTATCTTACCGTAATAGATCATCTCAATTTCGATATTGGATGATGGTGCAGGAATAATCTCAAGCGCATCGTCCATGATTGAGTAGAATATAGGACTAGTGATGATTTGTTGTTTGTTAATACGGTCAGCCTCATTCAGCGTCACATAAGTCAAAGGCTGCGTACCATCGACAATATGGATATTGATTGCCTCAAGCCAGTCAGCTGGTAACTGCACGTATTCTTGGTCGCTCGTAGCCGTAGCGCGCACAACCATTTTCTGATGGCGTAAACGACTGTTAACATCTGACTCGACGAATTGAATAAACGTCGGGATGATCGAAGTCAGGTCATCGCGATTTAACCATGACGCAATCTCAGACTGGAGTGTGGCGTATGTCGTAACTGTCATCGTCAACTCGTAAAGTGATGCGTCCGGTATGGACGAGCTTCGTCAGTAGTTAGCCATCTCTTCATGGCATTCTTGTCGTGAAGAATACCACGCTCCTTAAGCTGCAACAAAACAAGCATAGGAAGACGAGCGACTCTAACCATATCTCCAGATCTGGTCGTTCGGGAAACATTGTTCATCTCTTCCTGATTGAATTTCGCTACTTCAGAAATGTCAGTAGAATCAATGAGATGCATTGTCCCATCGTGTTCAATCTTCATCTTGGTCAGGGTTCCAGTAAACCCATCATAACCAAGTGTAAATTCACCGGGTGCGTACTCTTTATCGCTCATGGTGCTCCCCAAGAGAAAAGAGGGGCGGCGGACCGCCCCTCTCTATTATCAGGCCGAAGTCGTGAGGTTCGCGATTGCGGCGTGTGCCTTCTCGTTCTTCATACGGAGACCGTATTCGACAACGAGTTCCTTCTTGATCGAGTCACCCGTCTGGGAGATATCGATTGTTTCGAAGGGACGGAGATACGCAACTGATGCGTATTCTGGGTCGAGAACAAGCGCGAAACGCTCATCGGCAAAGCGGTTCGGAACCATTGAGACTTCACCGAAATCACTGAGATACACGTCAGCGGTTGCGATGATACCGGCAGGCTGCACCTGATTGTAGGTGATGCGCTGCTGGGCAATGCCAGAGAAGCCAGATGCCACGGTCTTGTTGTATGGACCGGTCATGAGAACTTTCGGTTCGCCACCTTGCGTCCAGACGTTCTGAATTGCCGTCTTGAGCATGGTTTCTGTGAACGCAACGTCTGTCGATGTCGAAAGGTTCGTCCAAGCAGCCTTCGGATAGCCGTTCGGTGAAGACGAAAGCGTCGGAGCAGTTGCACCGTTCGCGACAGAGTTCGTGATCAACCAAGCGGGCGCGCCAGCCGTGTAACGGGCAGTCGAGCTGTTACCAGCTGAAGCAGCTTGGTTGGAGAGAAGGATCTTCTCCATGTCGCGCTTCAACTCTTTTGCTGCCTTGGCTTGGTTGTACGCAAGAAGCGTACGCATACCAGCCATGTTAACAGCTTGAGCCGTGCCAGAAACTGCAACGACCTTACCGCTGATCTGCGTATAGTTCGCAACGCGGTTCGTGTCGGTGAAGTCGGTGTTACCGGCATCTGCACCTTCAACGAGAGCGTTAGAACCGTTTGCAGCAGCAAGAACGTCGGTCTGCCACTCAAAGTAGGTGTTGTCAGCCGTGTCGCGACCAATGTTCGACATGAACGGGGTCGAGGTCGGGCTGATGTCATAGATGATGTTTGAGAGATCTTCGCGCTGTTCGTTAACAGCGTTATAGGTTTTCACATTTGCTACGGAAGTCATTATCTTCTCCTGCTATCCATTAGACCAAAGAGTTTAGCAGCGTCATCGACGCTACCGGTTTTGCTGAGACGCATTTTCGCGCGAGCTACCTCTGTCTGTTGCTTTGGAGCAGATGCAGGCGTTCCAGAACGTAATGGCTTTGGGCCTTCCTTCTTGTCAGGTTGTGGCCGTTTAGTCATTAGGTCGTCGTATTTTCTCGCCTTCTCAAGAACAATGATTGCACGCGGATCATAGGCTTGCATAAGCTCCTCTTCGGTATAGCCAACTTTTTGACCATAATCCTTGAGACGCGTACGAGCCTCGTTCCACTTGTTCGGATCGTTCCATTCGGGGATCTGCTTCATCAGATACTGACGACCTTGATCCACAATGGACTTCAACCGATCTTGTTCTTCCTTCCTCTGCATATAGCTGAGACGTTCCCGTTCGGCTTGCGTCGCAGCTAATCGTGACTGGTAGTCACGCCATTGCTTTTCGACCAGGGGAAAGTTGAGCGGATCTTCCCTATGCAACCGTTCCCAATCTGGCTCTTGCGGCATCAGTTCTTTTAACTGTGCATCAAGTGCGTTAATCAGGGTCGCGTATTGCTGGCGCTCCGTTCTAACTGCCTGTGCTTCTTGCTCGAATGAAACTTTCTCCTGACGGAGTTCGTTCATCCTACGCGAATAATCGGACTGCCGTTGATAGCCTTCGAGAGCCTCTTTAAGCGGAATCTCCTGCGTCTTGCCGTCAATCTTGACGGTTACGAGGGTTTCCGGTGAGAGTTTCTCATCAGAACTACCTTCTTCGTCCACGACATCGTTGGTCTCCTCAGTGCCGTCAGCCGCCTCTTGAGCGTGACCATCTTCCTGCACTGGGGTCTCGTTGACCTCATCTGCCGTCGCCTCGGCCTCTAAAGCCTCGGCAGGAGCTGGCTCTGGTTGCGCGTTGGGTTTCGGCTGTTCGCCTCCCAGAAGCGCTGCCATACGAGTTGCAGCTTCTGAAACGCCGATTTCGCGGGTCTGCGACTGCTCGGCCTGATTGCTCATGTAAATACTCCTAAATTATCGCCCCTTCAAGCGGCGGTTAAACGCGACTACATCTGGGGTGCCCGCGAGAGCATCAATTTGCCCCTGTAGATCTGCGATGGCGCGTATCATGTAATACGCGTCATTTCGTATATTGGTGTCCTGTGGCTCTGACCCCATCCATATATCGGTGTACTTGTCGCGCAGTGCTTCAAACAGATGCTTATTTGCAACACTGTTTTTCAGAGCTTGTGCTGCGCGAAACAAATCCTGATCATCCATTACCTAATCCCTGGCGGCATCATTGGTGGCATCGGCATTGGTTGCGGAGGCATAGGCATTGGCTGCGGCGGCATGGGCATGGGTGGCGGCATTGGCTGTGTCTGCATCATTGCCTGCTCACGCTGAGACTGTAAGCTAAACATTGCCTCAATCTCTGCACGCTGACGGTTCACCTCAGCGTTAATGCTGGCAACATCAACCTGTGCGCCATACTTCGCCTGTATCTCTGCGGCACGAAGCATCACATCTGCGATGAGCTGATCGCGCTTCAGATCTGCGTCTGCCTGTGCCTTCTTGGTTTCGAGTTCCTGTTTCGCAGCTGCGATAAGAATATCGGCACGGGTTTTCTCGGCCTCGACCTGCGCCAACATTTCAGCTGGATCAGATTTCTGCTTCGGCGCAATGGACTGCACGAATGCCTGTACCTGCTCTGGTGTTGGCTCTGAGTAAAACTGTGCAGGATTCTGGAACCCTGCAAGCTGAGTGATTTGGTTAAGGGTCGA